AATATATTATATCAATATAATAAATTTAATAAAGATGATAATAAAGATGATATAATAAAAGAAGAATTTGAAATTTTTTTAAATAATATTGAAAATAAAATTAATGATTATAATACTAAAATTAATATAATATATGATAAAATTAAATTAATAAATTTTCATTTTGATAATAAAACCAATGATTTATTATTTGATATCTTACATAATACAAAAGATATACAAAAATATTATAATTATTTAATAAATAATTATATTATAAATATAAACAAGGATAATCGTCTGAGTATATTATTTAATAAATCATTTGAGATATCAAATAACTTTATGATTACTGGTAAAGAAGAAAATAATTTTAATAATAATATTTTAGATAATCTAAGATTAAATATAAATAAGATAAATAATTTAAATGAGTGTAATAAAGTATATAATATTTTAAGTAATATTGAAGTTAATAAGATTAATAAGATAATATATAATATTTTTAAATTTTATTGTACTATTTATATATATAAGATCAAATTTTTAGATATATTATTTTTAGATGATTTTTCAATATTAAATATAGATGATTTTGAAATATTAAAAGATAAAATAATAAATAATCATAATAAAGATTTTTTAATTAAAATAATTTTTAATTTTTTTAGTGATAATCAAGCAATAATAAATAGCAATTATCAAATAATTGATAATATTGATATTTATAATATTTATATTCAAGATAATATTATTAGATTTTATAAATTTAATGAAAACAAAATATTAAATGAAACAAAATTATATTTTAGTATTAAGAATGAATTAAATAAATATTTAATAAAAGAAATTAATAAAGAAATAAAGCATTATATTAATAAAGTTTTTATCAAATATAATGATAATGACAAGTATTATAATTTAATATTTTTTACTAAATTTATTGAAAACACTGAATTATTTCAAAAAATATATACTATTAAATATAAAGAATATTTAATAGTGAATGATTTAGATTTAGATTTTGAAAAAGTTAAATTAGATAGATTGAAGAATAATTATTGTAATAGTAATACTAAATTAGAATTTATTAATAAATTAGAAAGAATTTTAATAGATATAAATATAAATAAAGAATTAAATAGTGAATATAAAAAACAAATAATGTTAAAAAATAAAGGGAAAAATAAATGTAAAAATTATATTGATCCTAATATATTTACTGTAAATACTTATTCGTCTAATATATGGAATTTAGAAAATAATTTAATGATTAATGTAAATAGTGGAATTTTAAAAGAATATATAGAATATTATGATAAAATTTATAATACTAAATTTGATAATAGAAAATTAAATTGGTATGGTAAATATGGTAATATTAAATTTATGTTAGATGATAAAGTAGAAATAAATTGTTCTTTGGTAATATACCAAATATTAGAATATATTAATGAAAAAGAAGTAAATTACTTAGATATTAAAAAAAATGTAAAAATTTATGATAATTACTTAAACCCAATATTAAATAATTTAATTACTAATAATATCATTATATTTGAAAATGATAAATATAAATATAATATAATTACTAATAAGAAAAAGTGTTATTATTTATCAGAGAAAATAATATTAAAAGATAAAATTAAAGAAGAAGAAAAAATTAATAATGAATATTTAGTAAAAACAAATATTGTATATTTTTTAAAAAGAGAAAAAACAATACAGAAACAACTATTATTTGAAAAAATTAAAACAAATATTAAAAATTATTATCAATTAAATATTGAAATTTTTGAAAAAACAATTAAAAAATTAAATGATCAATATTTAATTATAAATGATGATATATTACAATATTTAATATAATTTTATTTTATTAAAAAAAAAAAATATATACATATATATATATATATGTATATATATTTTATATTATTAATTATTATAATTATTTTTATTTTAAAAAAACAAAAAATTATAGAGAATTTTAAAGACGAAGGAATAGATTTTAAGATTAAGAATTGTAATCCAAATATGGATCATGAATTTAATCCAGATGGTGTTTTTTCAGAAACTAATAAGGATGGTGATTTTTGGATTACTCCGGAACTTTTATTTTATACAAATAAAATTGATGCACAAACTAAAATTGATTCAGATGAGGCAGATGATGGTGATTGTTGGGATAGAGAGCAACAAGATCTAGAAATCAGTGGTAAATGTGATAAACCCGGATATACTTCATCGTGGGATGGAGCACATAATCATGGAGGTTTAGGTCACGATCTCTGGTGTTGGATGGCAAAATGCTCGATGAATAAAAATGATGATCATTGGAAAGGAGATTTATATAAGGGATGGAAATCACATAGCAAAGAAGATATAACTACGTGGGATGGTATATTTAATTGCTGTTCTGGTAAAAACAAATTTGATAGAAAGTGTGGTCAATTTAGTACAAATAAGGATTATACATGTGCATCCAATATAGCTTCTTGTAAAGAAGCTATTAAAGAATATGATGAGGTTATGCTTAATAAATGTAAACAATTAACTACAAATAATTGTACTACTCATTTGGGAGGTAAAACACATAAATGTTTTAAATTTTTATCATCGGATACTACTCATAATTGTAAAAAATGGTATGACGATATAAATGCTGGACCTAACGCTTTTTTAAGAGATGAACCACAATATAATAAAACAAAAAATAATATAAATAAATTTATTAAAGATAATTGTGAAAATAAAATAAATGATGATAAAATCGAATCATGTTTAATATTAAATAATAATGTAAATGATGGTAATAAAAATACTGCTATAGCACAATATTGTTATAATAAAGAAGCAACAAATTCAAATGAATGTGATATTGTAAAAGGAGATGTATTAAAACCAAATAAATGTTTAAATATGTATTCGAATGGTATATCTGGTAAATCTTGTAAATTATGGACGAATAAAATAGATGATGCAAAAAAAAATCATAATGCATCAGGAATTTCCGATGCAATTGCTAATTATTGTTCTACAAATTCAACAGAAAAGGTATGTAGTTGTAATAATATAGTTACTAAACAAACAAATACAAGCGATTATAAAGATTATAAAATAAAAGTAGACAATCTATCAAAACTTAGTAATGCCAATGCTGATAATAGAAAACCACATTGTATTGAGACAAAGTGTTCTAATGATTCGCAGAGTTTTATTGGAATATATCAAAATCCAATAGATTTAAAAATGGATTGCCAACCAATAAAAATTTGTAATAATAGTATAACTATAAATGCTAGTGATTTGAATAATAGTAATATAAAACAATCATGTAAGCAAGTAGACCAAGGCAAAGATGATAAAGATGATAAAGATGGAAAAGATGGAAAAGATGGAAAAGACAATGAAGATTCTGGTAATGCTGTTTCATTTAATGGTGTTCAGGGAAGCAAAATACCAAAGAAAAAGAAAAAGAAAAAATCAAATACTAAATATTTAGTATTAGCAGGTGGATCTTTAGCATTATTTAGTACAATAGGATTATTTTTAATAATTATATCTGGAATATTGCTATTATAAATTAATTTAATAATTCAAAAATTTTATTGTTGTAAATGATATTAAAAATAAAATTTAAATTCTCAATATAAATATCAATTAATTTTTTATCAAATGTAAAATTTAAATTTATTGAATAAAATTCTTCTTTAGAATTATCATCAGTTATTATTTCAAAATTTATATAAATGGTTGAATTTTTATAGACATTTCTTAAAAATATATTTTTTTTATTTAATACTTCATCATATCTATCTAAATTTGGAAATTCAATACTATTTAATAATATTTTTTTATTTTCTTTACATAAAAGATAAGCTGTATTTAATTTTTGTTTATCTGTATTTTTGTTTTTCAAAATAAAATGCTTTATAAAATCATATTTATAAAATATTATATTATCATTATTAATATATTTATACATATTCAAATATTTATAAATTTTAATATTTTTTTCATATTTTGTAAATTTATTAAATTTATTTAAAATATTATAAAAATTTTTTTTTGAAATATATGTAGTAAAAATTTTATTATTAATATCATAAAAACCAATATTAATAATATAATCATAAAAAATATCTTCATTATTTATTAATTTATTTTTAATATTAAACATTTTATATTAATATTAATAACTTTTTATATTATAATAGTATATTAATCAATTTTTTAAAAAATTAAATTAAAAAATTGATTTTTATTTTAATTATTATAATAAATAAATAATATTATAACAAATATGTCAAATATTAAAAATCCTTTTATATCCCGATTTAATACAACAGTGGAAATTGATGATAATATATATAATCTTCATGATAAAAAAAATATATATAAATTAAAAAAAAAATATAATAGAGTATTAATCTTATATTCTATCATAGATATAAATATTTTAGATTATAAGAATTTTACAAAGGAACAGTTTACATCAATATGTAAAAATTTCAAATTATTAATAGGTCATTATAATATGTTATATAATGATTTTCATAGATATAATTCAATTATAATTGATAAACTTTACTTGGAAATAATTGATAGTGATATTGAATTGAATAATGAAGAATTAGTTATAACATTTTTTGGATTAAAAGAAGAATATATTAAAATATATTTAGAACAATATATATCAAATAATATTTTTACTAGATATATTAATTTAAAAGAAATTAATGATTATGTTAATCATGATTATGTTAGTATTAATTATAATTTAAATAATATGTTATCAAATTTAAATGAAAGTAATTATTGGTCTCATATAAAAAATTGTAAATTAAATATTACAATTCCTTTCTGTGAAAGAACTTTTAAAAATGAAATTAAAAATATTAAAAATGAAAAAGTATTAAAAATAATGAAAAAAGTTGATGAATCAGATAATGATTATTTATTATTTATGAAAAGAAATCAATTATTTACTGACATATCAAGTAATATTAAAAAAGATGGTTATAATAATTATTTAATATCTGATAATTATTATGATGATTATGATAAAGTATATAATATAATTGTAAATATTAAAAATAAAAAAGAATTATATTTATTAGTTATGAATTTATTAGTATCTAAGGAATATTGTCATTTAATTATTAATAACTATAATGTAATGAGATATTTAAATAATATTGATGAGAATAATGAGAGTTTTATTAGTAAATATTATATTATATTTAAATATGTATTATCATACTGTTGGATTACTTTGTATATGGAAGAAGCTATTAAAAAATCTATGATAGAAGAAAATGATAGATTTGTATTTTCAATTAATACAGCAAATTTATTACCTTATTATCCATTTAATACATATAAACCTTGTTCTAATCCATATTTTTCAGTTCTAATTGACAAAAAAATTATAGATATTAAAAATAATTTTATAGGTGTTGGTTGTACTGAATTAACAGGAGCAAAAAATAAAAATAATAAAATAGTATCATTAAATGAATTTAAAAATAGATTACAAATTTTTATTAATACTTCCTATGAGAGTTGTAATATATTTGAAAATATTATTTGGGATAATATAGCAATAAGTGGTAGTATCATATCAGCATGCTTACCCAAAACCCATCCATTAATGTTTTATTTTTATAAAGATAATAATTATGATTTAGAAGTTACTGATGAAGCATTTTTAAATTATATAAATCATTTTTATAAAAGTTCAGATCTGGATATTATGTGTAATAAACAAAATATATTTGAATTTATAGATAAAGCAATAGAAATATATGATTGTATATCTGATAATATAGCAAAAATTAATAAAAATGTAAAAACAGAGATTATAGAAAACTGTTCAACATATATAAATATAAATAAAGAATTTATTGAAAATAAATTAGTAAATAAAGATATGAATTTTGATCATATTATTTCTAATTTAAATGATTATAAAATTAAAGAAAAAATATATTATCATTATAAAAAGTGGAAACTAAAAGAAATTGAAAAATATATTGAAACCGACTATTTTAAAAATGAGAAATATAATATATTTTTTAATTTTAATAAGAATATTATTATTAAATATAATAAGGATCAAGATGAAAATTTAAAAATATATGAAAATTTAAAATTTAAAATTAAAGCAAATAAAATTTTAAAAAGAGATATTGAATTTTTTAAAATAAAATATCCTTCATTTTTTTCTACAGTTAGTAGATTTCATCTACCTTGTGTTAGAGCGTATTATAGTGGCAATGATGTAAAAATATTACCAACATGTATAACAGCAATGATGACATTTATGAATATAGATTATAAATATTTTGCAGGAACAAGTAGTCCATATGAAATAATAAATAAGTATAGATTTAGAGGTTTTGGAACAATTTTAAACGATAATGAAAAAATAAATTTAGTAGAATATTCAAAACGAATTAAAAAATGGCAGGACAAATATCAAATATCAAATAATATTCAATCTATTAAAAATGTATTTGATGTAAAAAATATATTATTTACAATAGATACTAAAAAATTTTATAATATAGAAAAAAAATTAATTAGTTCTAAAGATGTATTTTTAATTACTGATGATATTCCGGTAATTAAATATATGTCAGGTAATATGAAAACTAAGCATTTATATAAATTTTATGATGATATAGAAACTGTAATTAAAAAAAATGGATATATACGACCATTTAAAAAATATTTTATAGATATTATGTATGATATTAGTAATAATATAGATAATAATTAATCAATATTAGTAATAATAATTTTTTTTATATAAAATTTGAAATTTTAATAAACTATATAAATATATATATAATATTATATATATAATGGATAAATCTATTTCAACTAATATTGACAAATTATTTCAACATATTACAAATGATACAGAATTTGAAATAATGTTTAATAATTATAAAAAAGATAATTCTTTAGAATTAAATAATTTTATAGATGCTATTAAATATATCAAGTTAAGACAATTAAAGGATAATTTAAAATTAGAAATTAGTAATACATTAGATATTAATTATACATATAATGATACAAATTTTAATAATTATAGAATAACAATTAATAATTTAGAGTCAATTAATAATATAATTAATAATATAAAAGATAGAAATAATTCAATAATATTTTCAATTCTTGTATCTAAAATTAATAAAAAAGAAAAAGATATAGAAATAATTGAAAAAATAAAAGATCAAAAAAAAAGAGTAAATATAGATGATTATGATTTACGATTACGATTATCTGAAGAAAAATCATTAAATTCAACAAAACTAAATTCATTATTAAATGTAGATACTATGAATAAAAATATTATATTTAGATTTAAACAACGTATGAGTCTTATTTTAGTTGAAAATAAAGATTATAAAATTTCAATTGATATTACTGAAGTAAAAACACATAATAATATTAATTTAATATTAATACAGAATAGTATATATGAGGTTGAGATTGATTTTACTATTAAAAATACAACTTCTACTAAAACAAAAAAAACACTTATTAATAAATTATTAATTGATGAAATAATTAAATTAAAAAAAGTAATAGATAATTCATATTATATACTTGATAATAAATTAAAAGAAAATATAATAGATAATTACTTAAAATTATTAAATACAAAAAAATTTTATGGCATGAATGTAATATCAGTAGAAAGTGAGCATTTTGTAGATAATTTAATAATTGGTTATTCTATTACAGATAAAGCAGATGGAGAAAGATATCAATTATTTATATATGAAAATAATATATATCTATTATCTGCTAATTTTGATTTAAAAGATACAAATATTAAATTAAAAGATAAAAGTTTTAATAATACTATTTTAGATGGTGAATTAATAACTCTTAAAAATAATAAGTTATTATTTACATGTTTCGATATATTATATTATAAAAATAAAGATGTAAGAGAAATACAGTCATTGAAAGAGAGATTAAAATTATTAGATGATACATTAAAAATAATTAGTCCGGAATTAAAAATAACAAATTATAATGGAGATTATAACATTAAAAAGTTATTAGATTTTAATAATAATAATTTGGAATCTTATTTGGATAATTTAAAAAAAAATATAAATAATAATAAATCTAAATATATAATTAGTAAAAAATATTATATTTTAACAAACGGATTAAGTGATAATGAAATATATAAATATTCCAGTTTATTATGGAATAATTATTTAAATAATAAATCTAAATGGATGTATGAATTAGATGGTCTAATTTATACTCCATTATTTCAAAAATATACAAATGTACAAGCTCAACAAAAAAATAAAATTTATAAATGGAAACCAGCTAATTTAAATACTATTGATTTTTATATTACATTTAAAAAAAATGAACAAACAAGACAGATATTAAATATTTATGATAATACTAATAAAGAACTAGAAACAAATAAAAATTATCGTATATGTTATTTACATGTAGGTGATATAATTAATGATATAGAAAAACCTGTATATTTTAGAGAAAATGAAAATATGCATTTTTGTAAATTATATTTAAATAACGGTGTAATTAAAGATATTGAAGGTAATATTATCCAAGAAAATACTGTAGTAGAATTTTATTATGATGGTAATATTAAAGATATTAATAATAGATGGATTCCGTTAAGAACAAGATATGATAAAACAAAATATGTTAAAAAATATAAAAGAAAATATGGAAATTTTAAATCAATTGCTAACAAAGTATGGAAAAGCATACAAGAAAATAATACTATTAATATAATTAATGACTTGGCAAATGACACATCATATAATAAATCAATTTTAAAAATTAAACAAAAATTGGATATTTCAAATATTTCAAGAGAAACAAGTAGAGATGAAGCATATTATACTAAAATTAGTAATATTGGTAAAACTTTTAGACAATTTCATAATTTTATTAAAAGTATAATTATTTATCAATATTGTAATATTAAAATAGTAGATGGTAAAGAGGAAAAAATGTCAATTCTTGATTATGGTGTAGGTAGAGGAGGTGATATTCAAAAGTTTTATTATAGTAAAATTAAATATTTGGTTGGAGTTGATATTGATAATTATGGTATTATATCAGCAACAGATGGAGCAATTAGTCGTTATAATGGTTTTAAAAAAAAATTTCCAAACTTTCCAATAATGGAATTTGGTGTAGCTAATGGAAGTTTAGAATTAAATTTAGAAGATCAATTAAACTCTGTAAGTATGAGTGATGATAATAAAAATTTATTAATAAAATATTTTGGAAAATCAAAAAAAAGCATTAGTAACCATAAATTTGATATTATTAATTGTCAATTTATGCTTCATTTTATGTTAAAATCAAAAGAAACATTTAACAATTATGCTAATAATATTAAAAATTATTTAAATAAAGATGGTTATTTATTAATAACAACATTAAATCATAAAAAATTACATGAACAATTTAAGAAAAATAATGGAATAATTGAAAGTTATACGATTGATAAAAATGGTAATAAATTATTATTCTTTAGATATAAAGCTAATTATGATTTGAATATTACAAATGTAGATGTTCCAGGATTAAGTTATAATGCTTATATGGCATGGGTTAATAATGATGAAGATAGTACATATGAAGAATATTTAGTAAGTGATAAATATTTAATAAAATCATTAAAAGAAAATGCTAATATGGTTTTGGTAGAAAGTAATAATTTTAGTAATATTTTTAATAATTATAAACATTTTATGAATAATTCTATTCATTTTGAATCTGTAGATGCAACAAAGAAATTTTTTAT